GCGACCGGCCAACTCGAAGCGGGGGACGATCAGGAGCATGGGAAGAAAGATCACGCGCGCCGACTCGTCGCAAGCCGAGCGGCAGGACACCACGCGATGTCCAACGACCAAATCGCTTCGGAAGTCGGCGTTACTGCCAAACGTATTCGTGAGCACATTTCGAATCTCACTCAAGCAGGAAAACGCAAGAACCCGACCGCTGAAAACCACCTCGAACACGGTCACGACTACGAAGAACATCACCTCAAAGAAGGCCACACGCCGACCGACCACGCCGACTACGACTCCCACGTCCACGCTTCCAAAGAAGAAGCGCGCGGTGAACCGACGGCCCCAAGCGCACGAGGCGGAAGCCGCACTCGAACCGCAGCTCCAGCTCCGACCGAGCGACATGAGATCCCTGCGGAAGCGCCAACGCCGCGCCGCCGAGCTGCGAGACCGGCTCCAAGTGCAGCGAGTGGTCCCGCGAGGCACGAAATCTCGGAAGAAGAGCGCACGAAGTTAAGAGCTGCCGGATTCATGAAACAAGCCGATGGCTCGTACATGAAGCACCACACGGGCGGCTCTGTTCATATTAAAAAAGATCACATCGACGGCAAATGGTCTGTCAGCTCTCATCAGCAAGACGGAAGCGAGGCCGGTGGCCCAGGCCACGATACTCTCGCCGCTGCAATTTCATCGGCAGGAGAACACGGCGAAGCGGTCGAAGCTTCACACGCGCGTCGGCGTTCGGAAGAAGAAGAGGCTCCGGCTCCAGCCCCGGCTCCCCGCGCGCGCCGACCTCGCGCAGCTCCAGCGACGACTCCGGCAGAGCGCGAACAAGAAGGCCGGGCAATCGCGGCGACAACGCCTGCGGCTCCATCTGGACCTTCGGCGGAAGCATTGGCTCGCGCACGAGCTCGCGTCGGTATTCCGCGCGCAGAAGCTACGGCCCGCGCAACCGAGTCAGTCGCCCGCGTTGCAGAGCGCGCCCGCGAAGCTCTCCGCGAGTCTTCACCGGCATCGCCCGCATCTCACGAGCTGGCGGAAGTCGCTCCGGGGATGTCAGAGTCGGAAGCAACGATCAATACGATGCTCGAAGAACAGCGTCGTGGCGGAAACCCGTACATCTCTCGCGCGAAAGATATTTTTCACAACATCCGTGGCGATCTGAAACCAGAACGCAAGGCCGTCTGCGATCACGTTTTCGCAGCGATCGACGCGCTCAAGGCTTCGGGCCAACCGCTCAACGAAGCGAATATGGTCTCGAAGTACAAAGAGCTTTCGGGCAAACGTATTCGCGGGATCTCTGGCATCGCAGAGGACTTCGAAAAAGGCACGTTCATGTCGATGGACGAAGTGCTCAACAACCATCCGTTGAACGTCGAAGTTGAGCGGATGAAGCGCGGGTACGCCGCAAAACAATTCGCACGTATTAAACCGTTCTTGAAGTCGGAATGGGCAACGGCAAATCCGTCCGCCCCTCCACCATTTCCGACTTTCGGGGACATCAAAACTTGGACGGAGCACGGCGGAGCAAAACCATCGTGGGCCGGAACAACCCGCACGGCACTTCCAAAAGAAGTGTTCGACGCCTCGATCAAAGGCGCGGACGGGAAGCCTCAGTATCCGCCTTCGTGGATGCCGATTCACCTCATGCCCGTTTGGAATTATGCCGCAAAGAAAGCTGCGGCAGAGGGTGGAAACCCTTACCAGACGGCAGCGGTTGGTTCAAACCAACAAGGGAAAGTCGGCGTTGAGCACACCGGATCTCAGGCTTCCTTCCAAGAAGGCATGATTAAATCGGCGATTCGAAAGTACGTCGTCATGCGCGGTGGGGCAGAAAACTTGACCGACATCCCAGCTTCGAAACTTTCGGAAGCGGGCCTCAGTCATGCGGAGATTTTTAAATCAGAAGAAGACATGGATCTCGATCACGTTCTGACGAACAAGATTGTCGATCCGGTTGGTTTGTTGAAGTTCGTGAAAGAGGGAATGAAGGAGAAGACGCAAAAATCTTGGTCGCTTGTCGTCGATCTCGACCTGCCATCGCTAGACTTTCAAAAGTCTTACGTTGTGCGGAGCGATATAAAGAAATCGAAGATCGAGAGAGTAAGGGAGTTGATCCGTGAAAAAACTCGATCTTAATTGTCCGTGCTGTTCCGATAGCATTGTGAAGAGTTACGACGGCGAAGTAAAAATGCGCTCTAAACTCATCAAATGGAACAATGCTGGCATGTACGCTGTGTGCAAGTCGTGTGGGACAGAAGTGACTTTGAACCCAGACCTTTTGCGGTCGATCGAGTCTTCTTTCACTTATGAGGTCTCGACCTCAAAAAAGAAATTGACCGATGGGGCTTGATAATAATTAAATTTCATCACAAGATTAAAAAATAGCCCAAAGACTCAAGTTTGACGGAGTTGGCGCGAAAGCAACGCCGGAGAACTTTGAGTGTCTAGAAAAAAGCCATACTATATTAGTGAAGACTCGTTTCGAGTATGGCTTCCCGATGTCGTTTTCAAATCCGACGCAGACAACGAAAAATTCGACTCCCGCAAACTCGAAGGCATTATGTCAACCGACCGCCGCGACCGCCAAGGCGAAGTCGTAACGGCAAAAGGTTTGGACTTCACCGAGTTCCTTCACTCAGGTCACTTCAACGACAATCACTCACAAGAAACTTCTGCGATTGTCGGCTACCCGCAAAGTACGCAGTACCACAGCGACCTCGGATCTTTCGATTCGAAGTACAAGGGAGTTGCCGGTTGGACATGCACCGGCTACGTCCTCAAAGGTACGAAGCGCGCTGACGGGATCTGGGAGTTGGCCGAAGCACTTCAAGCCGTACCGAACCGCAAGCTCGGTTTTTCCATTGAAGGCAAGGTCACTCGCCGCGCGAACAAGACCATCGAATCTGCAAAAATCCGCAACGTCGCTATCACCAACTGCCCGGTCAATACCGATTGCACTTGGAACCTTCTCACGAAGTCTTTCGCAGACGAAGACGTAGCGATGAAATCACTCTCGCATGATCACGAAACTGAAAAAGCACTCATGGCCGGTAGCGCCGTGGGCACCGACGTTTCAGGCGGCTCCGCTCTTCGCGTTGAATCTCTCGATTCAAAAACGAAGGACGTTGGCAGTCAGAGCGACGAAGAAAAAAAGCTTAAACGTAAGTCCGCTTTGAAGAGTGTTCTTCAATTCGACGACATGCTCAAAGCGATGGACACCGTTTTAGAACGCCGACCGGACTTCGATGAAGATGCGGCGGCAGTGTTTGTAAATCATCTTTATATGAAAGGAAAACTATGAGCAAACCACTCGGTCGGTTAAACCCGGCAGAACTCGGCAAGGCAGTTATTTACGATGCGCCTGAGCGCACCGTTCAAGCCATCTTGTCGAATCAAGATGCGATCATCGCTGCATTGCAAGCGTTGGCCGCAAAACTGGACGCCGAATCTGTAGGAGACGGAACTCTTTACACACTCGTCGCTAGTCTTCAACCCGTACAATTATTTGAATAAAGAAGGAGAGGAAAGAAATGGGAAAAAAAATCACCAAGTCTGACGTAGAAAACGCTCTCGACTCTCTGGAGTTGAGCAAAGCATCAGAAGACGATCTCGATCAACCCGAAGGTGCCGATCTCGGCAACGGCGCGAAGAAGAAGATGTCCGATGCAGCTAAAGGCAAAAAGCCTGCGGCCTTCATGAAAAAAGAAGATGAAGAAGAGGGCGAAGAAGAAGAATCAGAAAAGTCGATGGACGATTCTGACATGAGCATGTCGAAAAAATCGAAAGCTAAAAAAGCTTACGAAGACGCCGATCATGTTGATGAAGAAGAGACTCACAGCGAACATAAAAAATCCGCTAAGGCTATGAAAGCGAAAAAATCTTTCGCTCAAGATATGCCTGACGAAGTCCAAACCAAAATTGATGTGTCTGAGTTTTTGAAATCACTCGTTGACCATACTGGTTCTTGCATCGACGAACTCGCAGGTGAGGTTTCTAAATCAGAAAACCGCATCGCGAAGTCTCATGCTGACCTGTCAGCGGCGGTTGAAGACGTTCAAAAGTCTCAAGCTAAAATTGGCATCGTCCTCAAGGCGATTTGCCAACGCATCGGTATCATCGAAAACGCACCTGCCCGCACTCAAAAGAGCGAAGCAGTAGCGAAGTCGGGCGGAGTTGATCGCAAGTTCAGCTCAGGTCTCGAAGGTGATGCAGAGGCCGCTCCTGTGTTCAAGTCGTTGAGCAAAAATCCTGGCGTGGCGAAAAGCCAAATCAGCGAAGCTCTCTGCGACATGGTCCGCAAAGGCGACGCTACAGACATGGACGTAATCGGCTTCGAGACGAACGGATTCATCCGTCCCGATCTCATGCCTAAACTCACAACCGCATTAAACTAAAGAGGGGAAAAAATAATGTATCCAATTTTAGATACCGCTCAGTTCGAAAATCATGGAGAGGGCTTCGGAGCATCGGACTCTGCAACCCTCGGCGAAATCAACAAGGCCCTTACTGCGGGCTACGCTCAAGACGTAGTTTCTCAGTCAGGTGGCGGCGCGCTTCGCGTGGAATCTCTCGATTCTACTTTGAAGATCGTGTCGTTCTTAGAGAAGAACATTGTGTTCTACAATGACATCCCTAAGACCAAAGCTTACAACACCGTTGAAGAGTACAACCTTCTGTCGAAATACGGCGGACGTGGTGGCTTCTTCATCAACGAAGGTGGCTTACCTCGCACTGAGGACAGCCAATACCAACGTAAGGCGGCGTTCGTGAAGTTCATGGGTACTACCCGTGAAATCTCTCACCCAATGTTGCTCGTGAAGCCCGCTCACGGAAACGTCGTAGCTTTGGAAACAAAGAACGGCGCGAAGTGGATGCTTCAACGGATGGAAGAAGCTTTGTTCGGCGGTAACTCGTCGATCATCTCTCAAGCCTTCGACGGTTTGAAATCTCAGTTGCTTGCTGGTTACAACGATCCGAACGCTCAAGGCGACGGCGTAACTACTCCGGCAAACCAATTCGTGATCGACCTTCGCGGTCAGATCATGACTGAATCAGTCTTCGAAGAAGTTGCCCGTATTTTGATGGACAACTACATGTACCCGACTCATTGCTACATGCCGAACTCGGTTCACACCGATTTCAACAAGGCATTTTTCAGCAAGGGTCGTTACGGCATCCCTGTTTCGGGTGACGCGACTGTCGGCTTCGTTGCCGATGCAGTCCGCACTTCGGGCGGCGTCGTAAAATTGCGTCCTGACGTGTTCTTGCGCATCGACCAATCTGCACCTGCTACGGCAGACAACAGCTTGGCACCGACTGCACCTGCGACTGTCACGATCGCAGTTCAAGCGAAGAGCACTTCGCGCGGCTTCAAAGCTGCCGAGTACAGCTCTTACGTTTATGGCGTAACGGCATTGTCAGCGAACGGTGAATCGGCTCCTACGGCGGGTTCGGCTACTGCGGTTGTCGCAGCGTCGGGTTCTTCGGAAGTTTCGATCTCAATCGCTCGTGGCGCTCAGTCGGGTAACGACTTGGCGACTGGCTACCGCGTTTACCGCACTCGTATCGAGGACGGCGTAGCGGGCGTTCCTTACCTAATCGCAGAAGTACCTTCTGCGGGTGCGACAACTGTCGTACTTGACGGTAACGAAAACTTGCCAGGTTTGGGGATCGCGTACTGCGGTCAGTTGGATGAATCAGTTATCACTCTTCGCGAGTTGAGCCCGATGCTGAAATTCCCTCTGGCGACTGTAGCTTCGAGCATCCGTTGGATGCAGTTGTACTACAACACGCCGATCATCTTCCGTCCTCGCGGATGGGTTATCATCAAGAACATCGGTCGCCTGGGCCTTCCGGCTCTCGGACCTCAGTAAGTAATTGGAACGGTGAGAGGGAGCTAGACTCCCTCTCATCTTCTTCATATCGTTAGGTTGAAAAGAGGTTGAAAATGAAAATGCACCACCCGCACTACGCGAACCAGAAGTTACAAACTCAATGGGGCGCGATTCAAGTCGATGCTTCGGGCACCGCCGACATCCATAAAGATGCCGAAAAGTTTTTCCAAGACACGCTGAAATTTAAGCCTCTCGGCAAAGGCGCGCATGTCGCTCCTCCTGTCGAAGATGCTCCTCCCGTTGAAGCGAGCGAGCCGGTTGATACCGAGCACGATCAGCTTGCGGATGCTGAAAGCCATGAGCTCGGTGAAGACCTGCTTGCGGAAGACGGCGAAGAGGAAAAAGCCGACGACGAAAAAGCACCTTCGCGTTTCGCGAAGTCTCACGCTAAGAAAAAGTCGGGGCACAAAAAATGAGTTTATTCTTAACGATTCACCCGCAACCAATTTTACCGATTGGCGCGACAGGTGGTCAGGGCGCGAATACCGCTCTGACAACTGCGTCACAAGACATCCCGCTTGCGGGAGGTAACGCTTATCGTTTTATTTCGAACGTGGATTGTTACCTTCGCATGTCGAAGCAATCGGCTACGACTTTGGCAACGCCTCCCGTGGCGACGACTCCCGCAACCAACAACGATCTTTATCTCCCGGCGAAAACGCCGATGCTTTTGATCGCTGACGGTTGGGATCAAGTCAGCGCGTTGGGCTCTGCCGCTGGGACTCTCGGCATCGTGAGAGTGCAGCTCCCACTCTAAGGAAGGAGTCGTATGTACGGAACAGTCAACTATCTGTTCGCCACATACCTCCAGACCAAGGAAGGTGGCGGGCACAAAATTGCGAAGATCGAAAAGATCCGGCCAGGCAAGGCTCGCTTCTATTTTGACATCAAGCCGGACGAAGCCGAGAAGCTCCAAATGAGTTTCCACGGATCTGTTTGTTCTGAATTTGAGTCACTCCGTAAAGCGACAATCGACCTGGCCTACTAGACTCACTCGATCTTCGCGCATCTCCGATATTGGAAGCGTGAGGGTGAATAATGGCAGAGGCTCTACAGTTTATAAATATCCAGAACGGCTCCGTGTCGTTCACGGACTTTGCTGGCGACCCGTTGATCTATGCGGTGACTCTTCCCGTTCCATTCCCCGACACAAATTACACCGTTCAAATTGGATCGAACTCTGACGGCAGAACTTGGATCGCCCAATCCATGACGCCCGAAGGTTTCGTTATCAATTCACAGTCGAGAACTCGTTTGACCGGCCACGTTTTTTGGACAGCGCAATATATTAACCAATAGGGGAGAAGAGAAATGGCATTGTATCAAGATAATTTAATCGTCGAACAGACGCTCACGCAATCTGCGTTGGTGACCGTTCCGACAAACACGGTTGCCGCAGCGGGGACACTCGCGCTTACGGCAGCTTCAACCATGTCGCAGTTGATTAACGGATCGACAGCGGGACAGATCGTAAAACTTCCGGACGCGACGACACTCGTGCTCGGTCAGCGTTACGAGGTGTTCAACGGAGCAACCGTAACGGTTTCACTTCAAGATGGATCGGGAGCGTCACTCGTGACGATTCAACCGGCTCAGCTCGTTGTCTTACGTTTAATTTCAAACGCTACTCAGGGCGGCGTTTGGGGCTACAACGCGATCGACCAGTCGATGTCAGCACAGGACGAACTCCTTTGCTCATATCCGGGCACTGGTTTGAGCGTGAACTACCAAGCCGGTGTTGTTTACATCAACGGTACGGAGTACGCGATTGCAGCGGGTTCGATCACCGTTCCGGCTTCGACAGCTTCGGGCTTCATTTACGTTGATCCGACAACTCACGCACCTGCGGTTGGAAGCTCGCTTCCGAACAACGCTATTGCAATGGCGATCTTCGTGTCTTCTGCCTCGGCAGTGACTTCGTTGAACGACTCTCGTGAGTTCGCGGCTCGTAACTTGGTTTGGGGTCTGACTTCGGACATCCAAGCGCAAACTTCTCAGTCAACGGCTTCTGCCGGTTCGTTAGAGAAATACGCTCGCGCCGATCACAAACACGCGATGAACATTCCGCTCATTAAATCTGGTTTAGTCGCGAACACTTCGTTCACCGGCACGACTCAGAAAACGGCAGCGGTTGTTTTCGCAACGGCTTACGCTGACGCCAACTACTCGGTCAACATCACGGGTACTGACGGACGTTCGTGGATCGTCACCGCTCAGTCGGCGACTGGTTTCACGGTCAACTCACAAGCGGCTCAGTCTTTGACTGGGAACGTAATGTGGGAAGCAATTAAAGTTGGAGAGGCTTCTTAATTAGATGCCAAGCTTTACAGATAGTCTGACAGTTGAACAAACGCTCACGCACAACTCGCATGTGTCCAACGGAACGACCGTTGCGACATCTGCGGGTTCGCTTGCGCTTACGAACACTGCGGACGAACTGTATATCTTTACCGGAACGGTCGCTGGTCAAATCGTGGAACTTCCCGACGCCACGACCGTTCCTTTTGGATGGAAGCATGAGTTTTTCAATCTCTCGAACCAGTTGATTCAACTCAACGACGGTTCGGGAGCCTTTTTGACATATCTGTCTTCCGGACAGCTTGCGCGGATCACCTTGCAGATCGCGGGGACTACGGCAGGCACTTGGGTCATTCAGGTTGCAGACATCAACACGGGGATGAACAAGGCAGCGGGCGCGACTCTCTACGATGAATTTTTATCGGGAGTCGTCGGCGGCGCGGGCGTTGGATCTCTTCTCTGGACAACAACTACGGCAGGAGCCGGTGCAACGATCACCGCTCCGGCAGCTCAGGCAGGACATCCGGGACTCGTACAACTTTCGGTCACGAACGGTTCGAACTCGGCAGCATCTCTCGCTCTTCAACCGATGCTTCTCGGAACCGGACAAATCACTTTTGAAGCGATCGTGCAGATCCCAACTCTCGGGACATCGGCACAACCAATGATTTGCCAATTTGGATTCGCGGACAATCTCACCTCGACAACCGCAGATCCGAACAACGGCATCTTTTTCGAATACTCTTTCGCAGGTTCAACCTTCTGGCGCTACCGCACCGGCAAGGCATCGACCTATACGACCACGAACTCAACCGTCACAGTGACGGCGGGTCAGTGGTACAAGCTCCGATTTGTCGTGAACACGCTCGATACTTCGGTTCAATTTTATATTTCAGCGGCAGGCGGAGGTGCTCTCACGCTTGTCGGGACGGTGACAACGAACATCCCAGTTCTTCAAGTCACGCCCATGTTTCAAATGAGAAAAACCCTCGGTGCAAACGCGCAGACGATGATTGTCGATTCTGCGCTCATCGACTTCAACCTCGTGACGGTGAGGTAACAGATGAATATCGTACTTCTCGCCATGAACGCAGATCCGCAGCTTCTCGTTGACCGAGGCGCTTCGAATTTACCTCCGGGTTGGATCATCGAGTCGATGCCGTATGACGGCGTAAGTGCAGTCCCGAACGAGTGGATCGTCATGACCGACGATGAAATGCGTATTCAGCTTTCAAACAACGAAGCCGCATACGAAGCCTTCATCTCTGGACAAGTCGATCTCGTCGCGATTCAGGTTACGAAGATCAAGCAGGCAATGACTTTCGGTCATAACTTGATCGCAGAGTTCGGTGCAGGAAACGTGATCGCGCAGCTCACTCCCATTCAAGTTGCGGGCGTTGCGCAAAAACTTTTAAACGTACAGCTTTTGTTACTCTCAGGATCTCTCTACACGGCGATTGCGGCTCTACAGGGGCTCGTCCCGGATGCGATCCTCACCACGGCGGTGATTAAGAACTACACGAATCAAATTCAGACCTACTTGGAGATACCACTCACATGAACATTGTTTACTTCAAATACATAGGAGTGCGCCAAGGCAAGTTTCTATTCGAGATGTGGAAGGCGCTTGATCGGTCGGATCTTAAAAAAGTTCTGATCCCCGACACAAACGAATCAACCCTGCGGGCGAAAGCCTCCGAGTTACTCGGCGTCCGCGATTGTCGTATGACGGAGGTCAAAGAATGAGAATCCTAATTTCAAAGTCCACGCTCCCGCTTTCAGTTTTGATTCGCGGAGTTCTCGGTTCGAAAGCTTCGCACTTTCTGATCGTGTTCGACTCACCCGATGGCGGTTTGGTTTTCGAATCGAACCTTCTCGGAACGCACCCGAAGTTTTGGAAGACCGATGCTTCGACTCTCACCATCGTTGATGAACTCGATGTCACGATGACGGCAGAGCAAGAAGATAAAGTTTGGGACACGGTCATCGACCAGATGGACGGGAAGCCTTACGATTGGGGCGCGTTTTTCTACATGGGGCTTGCGTACATCGCGCACCGCTTGTGGGGTCGTGCGGTCCCAACGAAGAACGCCTGGGCTCAACCAAACACTTACGTGTGTCTGCAAGTCGCGGGCGCGCTCATCCCTTATTTCCCGCAGCTTCAAAATGTTGATGTGAGCATGATGACTCCCGATCAACTCATGGCGCTGATTAAATCCGCACCTCCCGTCTTTCCTCCGGTGGTAACTCCATGAGTGGTTCGATCCAGGTTCAACTCGGAAACGCAGCTCCCCTTCGCCTCCAGCTCCCGAACACCAACAACACGGCGGGAGTGAAGGCCAGCGTTTACGATTCAACGAACACTGAGATCACCGGCTCACCTTTCGTGATCCCTTTCGCAGCGAATGGGCTTTACTCGAATTTGACCTCGTGGACTCCGGCAGCGATCGGAAACTACTACGCCACATACACGGTCTACAAAGATGCGACGTACTCGGTCGTTGATACTCGCTACGCACGATCGACCGACTACTTCGATGTCGATCAAGAAGTGGCAAACGAAAACTCGTCGCTTTCAAACGAAACGGCATTGATCGCGGCGGTTGCATCCGTAAAGAGCGACACGTCCTCAACGGTCAATGCCATCCAAGCTCTCTCGAACGCTCAGGGCTTCGCGCTTCCGCTCCCCCCGACAATCACCATCCCTTCGGTCGATGTGGGCTCAGAGCGCATCCGTGTGCCGTTTACGATCTATCGCAACGGTGCCAACGCCGACGTTGATGCGGGCACTTTCGTGATCTGCACTCTCGTCGATCAAAACGGCATCGACCATTCGACTTACCTTCTTGGAAACTCGGGCGGCACGGCCAACGCCACGCACCTCTCGCTCGGAAACTACTACATCGACATTTCGATCCCGCCGACGGCTCCGGCAGTTCAACTCACTCTCATGCTCGCGTACTACTTGAGCTCGGCTCTCGTCACGCGAACCGGCGTCACGCAGCTCGTTCAAGGCGCTGGCGTTACCGGCTACGCTCTCCAATCGACCGCTCTCGACATCGACACGAAAGTGACGGACATCGACACGGTCTTAAATGACGCCAACCACGGAAACGCAGCTCTCGCGACGCAGGTCGCAGGAGTTGGAACAGCGGTCGGCGTGACTCACACTCAGCTCACCGCTATCGCCCAAACCCTTGCGCAGTACCTCCACACGGGCGGAAGGATGGTGAATTGATGGCAACACTCGGACTTGCAGAACGAATCGAATACGAAGCGATCAACCAGGCGACAGGGCTCACGAACATCGTGGCTTACGTCACTCGGCCAGACCTCGTTGTCACCGGGCCTTACCCGATGGTCGAGTTTCAATCGCCGTTCTTCAAAGGCATTTATTATTTCGACTACGTGACGACCGAGAGCTTCCCGGTCGGAAATTATCTCTTCGTTGTTTCCTCTCCGACAGAGGGGACAAGACCGCCACGAACTCTTCGTTTCGATGCACCGATCACGGTCACGGGCGGCGGGAGTGGTTCGACGACGATCATCAACAACAATACCGTGCAAGTGGATCTCGACGGCGTGGTTTTGGATGCTTCGGATAACTTGGTTGGCGAAATTGAATCGGTTGATGAGCTTGATGGCACAGTTGAGACCGGCGATCCCGGACAAGTGGACGGCATCATTCACAGCGATCCATAAAGATTTGAGGACAGAATGAGCGTAAATATCATCAAGGGTTCGGACAAAGTCATCGTCGTAAGACTCACCTCGGAAGAGACGGGCGATCCGTTTGATCTTACCGGGGCTTCTTACATCGAGGCCACCTTCGCAGCTTCAACCGACGCACCGGCAGACGCGAACGGAAATCCGATCCCGCTCTCCGAAGACTACGTTGCGGCCTTTACCGGCGACACGACGGCAGCTTCGAACGTGATCGCATCCATCGTCGATACTTCGAACCTTTCGACAGGCGATTCGATCTCAGGTCCAGGCATCCCGGTTGGCGCGCTCATCACGCAGACTCCGAACGATCAAGTGCCCTCGGGCGCGGGTACGATCATGATCTCGGCACTCGCAACGGCTTCGGGCATGGGTGTCGCGCTCTCGGTTGGAAACATCTCGATTCTCTCGCCTGCGGTGATCGGCAAATGTCAGATCATGATCGCGCGAACAACGACGGCTCTCATGGAGTCCGGCGCGACTGAAAACATGGAACTCAAAATTGTGAAAAACGGCGTAACGTCTATCGTACAATTTCCTGGGGCGTTGAACGTGGTTGAAAGGTTGATCTAATGGCTTCGGAACCGGCGTACAATAAAAGACCACCGAACCCGAAAGAGCTCTGCATCTCCGCAGCGGATCTTTGCGGGCGCTACCTTTTTGGCGTCGATCTTACGAATGACAACGGTGAGGGCTATCTCACCAAGAACATCGAGTTCAACATTCGTAAAGCGCAGCTCTGGCTCCAAAAAGAGATCCCAGGACTTCTGCTTTTTCCGACGCAGATTAAATCTGAAACTCACGATTATTATTTGAACGACTACGTGGCGTACAACTTCATCAAGCTCTTTCGCTATCCGGTTCAATCGGTCGAGAGAGTCGCCATTCAGTTTCCGCTCGCAACGCAGACTTTGACGTTTGATCCTTCGTGGTATCGCGTCGATTCAAACGGAGCGCAGTGCCAGCTTGTTCCGACTCAAGGCACGTTCTCTTCGATCGTGCTCGGGCAAGGTGGAAACTTTCTTCCGTTATTTTACTCGGGCCTCCAACAAGTCCCTGCACTTTGGCAGATCGACTACACGGCGGGCTTCGCAAAGGGTCAGATCCCCGAAGACATCTTGGACATCATCGGGCTTAAAGCTTCGATCATGCCGATGAACATCGCGGGTGACTTAATCGCGGGAGCCGGGGTTGCTTCAAAGAACATCTCACTCGATGGACTTTCTCAAGGGATCGTGACCACGGCCTCTGCGGAGAACACGGGTTACACGGCCAACATTAAACAACGTGAAAAAGAAATCACGTCGATGCTGAAAGGACTCAAAGAGTTCTATACCGGCATACAATTTGCGGTGATGTAAATGGCAGATGATACCGACACATTATTTGGCCCGAAAGGGCAGATTGTCCAAGCCGGTGAATCAGACTTCACGAGGCCGCAGTCTCTTGCGGAGCTAAAGCCCGCGAGCACAAACGTGCGTCCGAAACGCTCGGGTTCAAAGCCTGCGCGCGTCGATCTCAAGCCCGAAGAGTTTGAAAACCTGATCGAAGATCAGGGCATTTACGTTCGTCTTACTCCCTCGATCCTTTGTCCGAATCGCACAGACCTCGGCGATGCCAACCACGTTTTAGATTGCCCTCTCTGTTTTGGAGATCAGGTGATCGACGTGCCGGAGCAAGCCGAAGAAACTTGGGGCTTCATCCAAGGGATCAAGTCGCAAAAAGATTTGATGAACCAAGTCGGTGCTGGGATTTACGACATCAAAGATGCGACGATCACGACCAAGCAAGCGGTCAAGATGTACTACTGGTACAAAATCGAAGTTCTCGATTTCGCCGCCGTCTACAACCAACTTTTAAAACGCGGAACCGGAACCAACGTCGATCGCACACGGTACGCTCCGGCAAAGCCCGGTGCGACAGTTCTCTCCGTTCCGACCGACGACGTTCTTCAAAGCACGGCTCCGGATGTAAACTACATTTGCATCGACTCGGCAGGGAAACGCTATCAGCTCGGCAAGCACTACACGGTGAAAGATCGCAACCTCACTTGGCTCACGGCAAACAAGCCCGCGTCAGGTACTTTGTACTCACTCATCTACCCTGTTTTGCCGACCTTCCGTGTTCTCGAACTTCTTCACGAACATCGCTACTACTACGTCAGCTTCAAGCGGCTCGACAAAATCCCCGTTCACCTTCCACAGCAGGCGGTCATCCGCTGGGACTATCTGGCGAAGACGAGCGGAAATCAGGTTCCAATACCGACGGCACCGCCGACGACTCCATGAACTTTTCCATAGAGGACAAGCTCAAGGATCTGGGCTACGCACTCGAATCAATCGAAGTCGGGATGAAGGAAGCCTTCAACACGGCGGTTGTTTCGGTCGCTCAAGGTGCGCAAGCTGAATGGGTTCGCCTCGCGCAGGCAAGGCTCCACACCTCGCAAGACATTTACATCGGCGGGCTCCGTCAGGCCGAGTCTTACTCGGTCAAAAAGATGGGACCTGACGGCGTGATCGCAGAGATCACACTCGTTGGGCAGATGCCAAATAACCTCGAATTTGGGATGGGCTCTTTCGACATGAAGCAGATCCGTCCGGGTT